GTCGCGAAGGAGGCATAAGCATATGGAAAACGAAACAAAAATAAACAAAACTTCCCGCGCGAGTCAAACTCGAGAGAAAGACTCTCGACCTAAAGTTTGGACTCCCCCGTCATCTTTAGATGCACCCCCTGCTCCAACAGGATACAGACACCGTTGGATAAGAGCCGAAAGTATGGGACTTGACGATACTAAAAACGTCATGGGTAAAATGAGATCTGGATGGGAATTGGTGAGAGCCGATGAATATTCAGAAGCAGATTTTCCAACCGTAAAAGATGGCAAGCATGCTGGGGTAATCGGAGTTGGTGGCCTATTGCTGGCTAGGATACCGGAAGAGATCGCGAAGTCTCGAGAAGAATACTTTAAACAACAAGTAGCTGATCGAGAACAGGCAGTTGAAAACGACCTTATGAAGGAACAGCACCCAACTATGCCGATCAATCAAGATCGTCAGAGTCGTGTAACTTTTGGTGGCTCTAAGAAGAACTAATCTTTTAGTTATTCCGAAACCATCAACTAAACTAACAAAGGAGTAAAAACAAATGGCTAATCAAGACAGTGCTTTTGGTTTGAAACCTGTTGGTAAGGTTGGACAAAACGCAGATAACGGCGGTATGTCAGAATATCAGATTGCTGATAATGAAGCATCTTCAATATTCCAAGGCGACCCTGTTATACCACAAGCCTCTAATACAGGCTTCATCGACGTGGCAGCTGCTAGTAATACACTACTAGGTGTATTTTGGGGTGTAAACTATACAGACCCAACAACTGGAAAACCAACATTCAGAAACCATTACACACAAACAAATATCACATCAGGTGATATAGACGCTTTCGTATATGACGATCCGTACGAGAGATTCGAAGTACAAGGTGATGGTGCTTCAGCGAGAACAGATATATTTAAAGTTGCAGATATTGTATATGCGGCTGGTTCAACAATAAATGGTACATCCAATGTTGAATTAGACGTATCCGATTTAGCTGCTACTGATGGCCAACTAAGAGTCATTGGTATATCTACTGACCCACAAAACAGCGAATTGGGTTCTGATAATATAAACTACATTGTTTATATTAACGAACACACATTCCACACAGCATTATAATAGGAGTAATTAAATTATGGCTATATCACGTAATCAACTAGTTAAAGAACTAGAGCCAGGTTTGAATGCACTATTCGGCTTGGAATACAATCGTTATGAAAATCAACATGAGGAAATCTTTACCAAAGAAACTTCTGACAGAGCTTTCGAAGAGGAAGTAATGTTAAGTGGCTTTGCTAATGCCTCTGTTAAACCTGAAGGTTCCGCAGTTACATTTGATAACGCGCAGGAAACTTACACATCAAGATATCAGCATGAAACTGTTGCATTAGCTTTCTCAATTACTGAAGAAGCTATTGAAGACAACTTGTATGATAGACTGTCAAGCAGATACACAAAAGCTTTGGCACGTTCAATGGCTAACACCAAACAGGTGAAAGCTGCTAACGTTCTAAACAGAGCTTTTAACTCAAGCTTTACAGGTGGTGATGGTAAAGAGCTTTGTGCTACTGACCACCCAACCATTTTTGGAACTGTCAAAAATGAGCTATCAACTTCCGCTGACCTTTCTGAAACATCTCTTGAGCAAGCGTTAATTGATATTAATGCGTTCACAGATGAAAGAGGATTGAAGATTGCATCAAGAGGAGTAAAAATGATTATTCCTTCTGAACTTCAGTTCACAGCAGAAAGAATCATGAACTCTGCTAACAGAGTTGGAACTGCTGATAATGACCTTAACGCAGTAAAGAGCATGGGTATGGTCCCACAAGGATACTCAGTTAATAACTACTTAACTGATACCGATGCTTTCTTTATTATTACTGACGTTCCTAACGGTCTAAAATACTTTGAAAGATCACCAATCAAAACTTCAATGGAAGGTGATTTTGATACCGGTAACGTAAGATACAAAGCAAGAGAAAGATATTCTTTTGGCTTCTCTGACTTCAGAGGTATCTTTGGTTCACCAGGTGCATAATAAGTAATTTTATAATCACTTTTGAAAGGGGCTTTAGGGCCCCTTTTTTTATGGGAAAATCAATTGACTTTATGGGAAATTAATGTACAAAATAAAAGCGGATAATATTGACAAGGAGATATATTATGACCGCAATATCACAGTCTTTAATCGCTGAGAAAATTAAACTAGAATCTCAGTGGAATTCTCAATATCTTAATTCTGGTAAGGAAACTATTGAAATGAAATCTATTGAAGAGAGAATCAAAAGAATCCTAGCTAAAATGAGATGGAGAAACCAAGACTATGAGAGTCATTTATTTTTTAAATAGACTTGCTCTCTAAATAAAAACGTTTATATTTAACCTTCTAGGGAAATAAACATATATACAGACTGTCCTAGCAGACGAACGTAGAGACTGTATATAATTTACTACGGAGGTAAAAAATATGGGAACAACCACATTTCAAGGTCCAGTTGTATCTAAAAAAGGTTTTTTTAGTACAGGGCCCGGTAACGTTGTAGACGCTGATTCTAGCGTTTCTTTAACGATAGCTGATCACGCAGGTAGAATCGTACATAACGATGCTGCGGGTGCAGTGACTTACACATTACCAGCAACAAACGCAAATTCTGATTCTGCAGTCGCAGGACCAGGAGCAGACTTAAACAATCTAAGCAACGTCGGTGCTACTATTGAAATTTTTGCATCAGTAACAAAGACAGGTGACATGGTTATACAAGCTGCAAACGCAACTGACGTAATGGTTGGAAGTGCTGTCTTTATTGATGACTCATCTGATAACGTCGTTGGTTTTGAAACAGCCTCAACATCTGACACTATTACTTTAAACGGTAGTACAAAAGGTGGTGTTACTTTTTCAAAGATTGTATGTACAGTTCTTGCTTCAGGTAAATGGAAAGTTGATGTGACTTCAGGATGTACTGGAACACCAGCAACACCATTTAGCGCTGCGGTAAGTTAATGATTAATTAGGAGCCCTCTAAAAGGGCTCCTATACAAAGGAGAAAAAAATGGCAAGTAAAGGCGACGTAAAAGCAGTAAGAGTCACAGCGACAGGAACAGTTTTTGCAGGCAGAACTAGACTCAGAGGAATTATTTTAGCATCTGATGGTGGTGGAGCAGGAACAATTATTCTACAAGACAACACAGATAGCGCAAATTTGTTTCAAGCTGACGTTCCTAGCGGTGATGTATTTTCAACAAACATTCCAGAAGATGGAGTATTATTTCCTGGCGGAATGAAAGTTTCTACAATCACAAACATAGACGCAGCTACTATATTTATTGATAAGTAAGGTTAAAAAATGGCTACATCAGGCACTACAGCTTTTGACCTTGACATAGATGAAATAATTCAAGAGGCATACGAAAGATGCGGAGCAACAGCTAGAACCGGTTATGGTTTAAAAAGTGCTAGACGATCTTTAAATATATTATTTTCTGAGTGGGGAAATAGAGGACTTCATTTATGGAAAGTAGATTTAGCTTCTGTTCCTTTAGTAGAAGGACAAGCAGAATATAATACAACAAGTGATAGCACCAATTTTCCAAGCAATGTAAATGAAATATTGGAGGCATATGTTAGAAATAATTCAACTACAACAGCCCCTGTAGATACACCTATTACAAAAATAGATAGATCTGCTTATTCTTCTATTGCAAACAAATTATCTAAAGGCACACCTAGTCAATATTATGTAGACAGGACTACATCTCCTAGTGTTTTTTTATATCAAACACCTAGTAGTAGTTTTTCAGGAGCTAGTTATTTATTAAAGTTTTATTATTTAAAAAGAATTGAAGACGCGGGTGCTTATACCAATCAGACAGATGTAGTGTATCGTTTTATACCCTGCATGTGTGCAGGATTAGCTTATTATTTAAGTTTAAAAATAGCTCCTGATAGATCACAGAATTTAAAATTATTATATGAAGATGAATTAAACAGGGCTCTTACAGAAGACAGTTCTTCTACTAGCACTTATCTAACACCAAAGGTATACTTTCCAGGAACATGACAAATTTTGCAAGAGGTAAATATGCTAAGGCTATATCCGATAGAAGCGGTATGGAGTTTCCATATAATGAAATGGTTAAAGAATGGAACGGTTCTTTGGTTCATTTCTCTGAATTTGAATCTAAACAACCACAATTAGAATTACAAGTTCATGGAGCAGATTCAGAGGCTTTACAAAATGCTAGAGTAGATAGAACAGAGCCAGGTGTTGCCGTGTTATTAAACATAGATTCTTTTCAAACAGGTAGTGCAAGTTCTTCTACCATAACTGTTACAGAAATTAATCATGGTAGGTCTTCAAGCGATACTGTTCGTTTTAGAGATGTAGAGAGTTTTGATGGAATAACAGCAACTAATATTAACAAAGCTGCAGGTTATTCAATAACAAAAGTTGATAATGACACTTACACTTTTAGTGTAGACACAGATACAGCAACAACAGGAAATCTAAAAGGAGGGGGCAAAAATGCATCTGCAGGGCCCGTAACAATTTCACCATGACAATGACTTTTAGCGAACTAAAAACTAATATTAGAAACTACGCAGAAACCGATAGTGGAGTTTTGACTGATGCCGTATTAACAGTCATAGTTAAGAATGTAGAGAACAGAATATTTAGAGCTGTGGATTCTGATGATACAAAATTTTATGCAAACTCAGATTTAACTATAGGTAATAGATTTGTAACTGTGCCTTCTGATACTAGAATTATCAGATACGTTCAACTAACAAATCCCACAACCTCAGATCAATTTTTCTTGGAGCAAGTTGATACTTCTTTTTTAGCGGAATATTTTCCTGATCCAGATAACTCTAATGATTACGCTATTCCTAGATATTATGCTCATTGGGACTCTGATAACTGGGTTGTGGCTCCAACACCCGACGCAGCTTATAAGATAACTCTAGCTTATATAAAACAACCAGATACTATAACCACCTCTGATTCTAGCACTACCTATTTATCTAACAATTTTCAAGATATGTTAATTTACGGATGCATGGTAGAAACTCTAAAATACTTGAAAGGACCAGATAATATGATACAAATGTATGAAGCATCTTATCAAGAGGGGCTTCAAACGTTTGCGGCAGAACAACAAGGCCGAAGACGCAGAGACGAATACACTAGTGGTGCAATTCGTTTGGATATACAATCACCACAACCAAAAATGAAATAAGGAGACTATAAATGGCTAACATAATACCAGATGCATTCAAATCAGAACTCTTATCTGGCACACATAACTTTGCCAATGGTGGCAATTCTTTTAAAATAGCTTTATACACAGACATCTCTGGATATTCCACATCAAGCACTACATATTCTACCACTAACGAAGTTTCTTCTTCTGGTACTAATTATTCTGCTGGTGGAAATGCCTTAGATAGTCAAGCCGTTTCAGTTGCAAGTAATACAGCTCTTGTTGATTTTGCCGATGAAGTTTTTTCATCAGTAACTTTATCAGCAGTAGGCGCTGTTATTTACAACGATACGAACAGTGATAAGCTTGTAGTTGTGCTAGATTTTGGAGGAACTAAAACTGCTACTAACGGAGACTTTACTATTCAGTTTCCTGCAGCGGGTGCTTCAACAGCTATAATAAGGATTGCGTAATAGGTTATGGCTTTAGTTTTAAACGACAGAGTTAAAGAAACCACCACTACGACCGGTACAGGTACGATTAATTTAGGCGGAGCTCAAACTAATTTTGAAACTTTTGTAGCAGGAATAGGAGACGGCAACACCACTTATTATGCTATTGTTCACAGAAGTTCAGCAGAGTTTGAAATTGGTTTAGGTACTCTAACAGACGCATCACCAGATACTTTAGCTAGAACAACAATTATATCTAGTTCTAATAGTGATAGTGCTGTTAATTTTTCTGCGGGAACAAAAGATGTATTTTGTACAATGCCTGCTAGTAAAGCAGTGCACGAAGATGGCAGCTCTGACGTAACTTTACCTAATGATTTAATTTTAGGGTCAGACTCAGCTATTCTAAAATTTGGTGCAGACTCTGATATTAATATCACACACGTTGCCGATACAGGATTAACTACAAATGGAGACTTTACAGTTGGAGATGATCTTACAGTTTCTGGTGGTGTAATTGATTTAAAAACTAACAGCGGTTCAAGAGCTCAATTAAAACTTTATTGTGAGTCAAGTAATGCTCACGCACAAAAATTACAAGCACAGCCTCACTCCGCGGGTGCTACAAACACATTAACACTTCCAGATGGTAGTGATCAAGAATTAGTAGGAACAACTGCTAGTCAAACTTTAACCAACAAAACTATGACAGCACCTGTTTTATCAGGTTCTTCTTCTGCGGCAGGTTCTATATTATTTAAAGAAGATACAGATAACGGAACAAATGCAGTGACTCTTATTGGACCCGCGTCAACGGCAGATGTTACTGTCACATTACCAGCAGCTGCAGATACATTAGTAGGTAAAGCAACAACAGATACTTTAACAAACAAATCAATAGATTCAGATAACAACACAATTACAAACATTGTAAACGCAGATATTAAATCAAGTGCTGCGATTGCAGATACAAAATTAGCTACAATATCGACAGCAGGTAAAGTAGCATTAACAGCATTAGAGATTGATGGTGGATCTGACATAGGTGCAGATTTAACAACATCAGATTTAATAATAGTGGATGATGGTGCCGGTGGTACAAATAAAAAAGCAGCATTATCTAGAGTAGTAACATTAATGTCAGCACAAGGATTTTCAACAGAGGACCCTACTGCATTAGCAATCGCATTAGGATAGGAGGGTAAATGGCAAATACATTTAAAGTAGTAACAAAAGCAGGTGTAACTAGTGCTGATGTTATCTATACAGTAGCAAGTTCTACAACAACAGTAGTTCTTGGAATTATGATAGGTAACACAACAACAACACAAGTTACTGCAACAGTAAGTTTAGGATCAGATACTTCCAACAGAGCAGGTGCAAATAATGAGGCTAACCAAACAGTTGAGTTAGTAACCAATGCACCCATACCTGTAGGTGGTACACTTGAATTATTGTCAGGGAATAAAGTTGTTATGGAAACAACTGATACCCTTTCGTTAACAGCTTCAGGTGCTGCAGATATAACTTTATCAATTATGGAGATAACCTAGAATGACATACGTTGGTACACCCATAGATACAACCAATCAGTTTCAATCTTTACAAGGTAAACGATTTAGTGGTGATGCTAGTACAACAGCATTTACATTAGACATTGCACCGAGTTCAGTATTTGATATAGAAGTTTTTGTAGAAAATGTTAGACAGGACCCAAACTCTGCATATGGTATAAGCGGAACTACACTTACATTTACTGGAGCACCTCCTTCTGGTACAAATAATATTTATGTAGTTCATCAAGCAAAAGCAGTAGGAACAATTAATCCTACTAATGATTCTGTTACAGCTAGTTCTATAGCAGATGATGCAGTAGAAAGTGAACATCTCAATAATAATATTATATCAGGACAAACAGCTTTAGCTGCAGAACCCGCAGATACAGATGAATTTTTAGTATCAGATGCAGGTGTAATAAAACGAATTGATTATTCATTAATCAAAGGTCAAACAATGACACCTGCTTTCATGGCAATTAAAACACCAAATCAATCTGTGAGTGCTAATACTTCTACAATCGTGACATTCAATTCAGAAATATTTGATTCAGACGGAAAATACAATACATCTACAAGTAAATTTACACCAACTGTAGCGGGTAAATATTTTTTATTTGCTCAATTAAATATTCAAGCAGTTCACGACCAAGCAACAACTGAATTTGATTTTAAAAAAAATGGAAGTAGTGTTATGGGAAGATATAAACATATAGCATTAAACAGTAGTTCGGATAGAGAGCCAAGTTTACATTCATCAATTATAGTTGACGCAGACGCAGACGATTATTTTCAAATTGTGACATTCACAGATTTTGGAAGTGGAACAACAATTACAGGTGATAATGCAGGTTTTACATACTTTGGTGGATATAGGATTACGGGAGCATAATATGGCAAGTTTATATACAAAAACAAAATTATACATAGAAGCAAACTCTGATACTTGGGACAATACAAAAGTATCTTTACAAAATGATAGTGATGGTAATGGAGACTATATTAAAACATGGACATATAGTTTTTCTAAACCAACAGATTCTCAAATAGCTTCATATGAAACAGCAGGTAATACCGCAGAAACTTTATCAGGTGTTTTAAATAAAAGACAAACAGAATATTTATCATGGCAAGAACAATTAGATAAACTATACCACGATATTGATGATGGTAAATTAGATAAGACAGGTTCTTGGTACAAACATATCAAGGCTGTTAAGGATGCAAATAGCAAGGGGTAAACATGGCACTTAGTACAATAGGAATCAATGGAACATCAGGTTTTGGTAAAATTGGTCAAGTTTTAAATGTAGTTAATAATACACAAAAAAGCACTACTTCCACATCTTTTGTAGATATGGATATGTCTTTAGCTATTACTCCTTCTGCAACCACTTCTAAAATTTTAGTGCAAGTTCATTTAAATGGCGCTTTTATTAATACTTCTAGTTCTGAGGGAATACAAACTAGATTGCAAGTGACACCCTCAGGTGGGTCTGCTGCTACTATAGCAGTATATAATGGTTATGGATTACAAGCAGAAGCAAATTCAGGGTCAGCAACACTTTCAGGTTCTACTCTTCACTCGCCCAGTTCAACGAGTGCTCAAACGTATAAAATACAATTGAGGTCTAAAAATGGTAATGCTGTAATATTGGGAGCAAATGATTCAAGTAATGCTCAGTTATCAGACACATCAACTAATTCAATGATTACATTAATGGAGGTATTAGCTTAATGACAAATATACAAAAATTTTGGAAAGCACTATTTATACTAAAATCTGGAGTTCAATGTAGTGTAAGAGGTGATGTTACAACTGAAGAAGAATTTAATAATATTGAGTGGACTACAGGAGAAGGTACAGATGATGAAGCAATCACTACAAAAACTAATCCTCACTCAGAAATTACATGGACAAAAGTAAAAGCAGAAATGGATAAGTTATAGGAAAATAGATGAGTAAAACAAAAGTAGATTCAACAGGTATAGATTTAAGTGATAACTTTGCCTTCACAGGCACTGTAAGTGGTGCAGGAGGTGGTAAGGTGGGACAGGTAATTCAAACAGTTAAGACAGATGTATTTTCAACCAGCTCTTCTTCTTTGGTTGATGTTACAGGATTAACTGCATCCATAACTCCAAGTGCAACTAGTAGTAAAATTTTAGTAACTTTAAACCTTAATATTGGTGCAAGTGATAATAATACGACAGCATTGTTTAGAGGCTCAACACAAATTGCTTTAGGTGATGCCTCTAGTAATAGGTCAAGAAGTTTTACTTCATCTGCATATATAAATGTTACTGTACAAATGCCTTCGAATACAACTTTCTTAGACTCGCCCAGTTCCAGTTCGGAGGTAACGTATAAAGTACAAACTGCTGCTGTTGGTGGTGGAACTACTTACTTTGGTAGAGGTGCTACTGATGGTGATAACTCACAACACGCAAGAACAATTAATGTAATTACATTAACGGAGATACTAGCATAATGGCAGATTTACATAAAGCAATTAGAGCAATCCATAGTAATGCTATAACAATAAATGGTGATACAAAAGAGGATATAACAGCTTTAGATTCTAGTGGTAACAATGTGACTATAAACTGGTCATCAGTAGAATCATGGAGTGACCCTGACGCATATAAAATTAATAGACTAGCAGAATATCCTTCTTTACAAGAATTTGCAGAGGCATATTGTGAAAAAGAAATAGGGGGCAGTTCTACAAAATGGGATGCTTATAAGACTGCATATAACAAAGTAAGAACGGATAACCCTAAGGAATAGAACATGGCATACATAGGACAATCAATTAAAAACGGAACATTCACTGTCTTAGACACAAGCGGTAATACTTACAATGGTTCTAACACAGCCTTTGCTTTAGGAACACAAGTAGGTTCTCCTGCACAACTATTAGTATCTCACGATGGTGTGATACAGAAACCGGGAACAGATTATACATTATCTTCAGGTGGTGCAGCTATTACATTTACCACAGCACCTGCAAGTGGAGCATCAATCTTTATTGTAGAAATATCTGGTGCAGTGGGTGGACCAATGAACAGAGACATCAATGGTGAAGAGTTAATCCTGGATGTCGATGGTGATTCAAGCATTCATGCGGATACAGATGATCAGATAGATTTTAAAGCAGGTGGTACAGATAGATTTGTATTATCCTCAGCTAATGCAAAGTTTAATGTGGGGGCCTATAATGCAGAAGCTACACTCACAGATGCCTCTACTATAGCATGGGATGTATCAACATCACCTGTAGCAAAAGTAACACTAGGTGCTAACAGAACATTAGGTGCAGGGACCAATGCACAAACAGGACAGTTTGTATCTTTATTAATTATTCAAGACGGCACAGGCTCAAGAACAGTTACATTTAATGCTGCATATGAGTTTACCGAAGACACCGCACCGACACTAACTACAACAGCAGCTAAAGGTGATTTGTTTGTATTTAGATATAATGGTTCAAAGTTTTTAGAGGTAGGTAGAAATCTTAACCTAACATTATCATAGGAGTAAATATGTTTGCATTAGTAGAATCAGGAACAATCACACAATTCCCCAAAGGCAATAAAGGAATTACAATAGGGGATAATCAATACCCTTCTAGTATTTATAGTTTATGGACTGAGGCAGAGAGAAATGCTATCGGCATTTATACTGTAGAAATTGATAGCACTAATAGAAAAGATGAAGAGTTTTATATTAATACAAATATTACTTATGCATTTGGTAGTGGTAAA